GTTTACTACTTGGATCAATTACGCAAAGTTTAGACCTGTTACGTTGATCTTACCATAGTAGTCAGCACTGTTGCCAAGAGATGTCTCCTGACGTGTGAACACTGCCTTACCATAGCGAGTCATCAAGCTGACAACTGGCTGGAATGTGACAGGGTTAACAACAACGCCTGAGCTCATCAATGGAACATATGGGCAGTAGAAGTAACCGGTATCGGTTTCACCGTTTCCACCCTTATAACCAACAAGGATTGTATCAGCAACTGCTGTAGCAGAGTTGCCCATATCAATACCAGCACCGGCCTGATTCCAGAGGTAGCTGTAAACCTTGATGGTGCCGTTTAGTGTACCAACTAACATTGTGTTGTTTGGACCCTTGAAGGAACCCTCAATAGCTGGTGCAAAGACGGACTTTGCAGCAGACTGTAGAACGGAAACAACAAGTGGGGAAACAACGACGAAGTTACCTGCACCACGACGTGTCTTACGTGCGATTTCATTTGCTACGCGGTTGATGATAACACCGAGGTTTGCAAGACGATCGCCAACAAATGCTGGCTGATAACCATCTGCTACACGGTAGCCGTCACCATTAAACGTATCAACTGTACCTGCGAGAGCAAGAAGGTCGGTCAAGATTTCCTGATCGATTTCCTGAACGATTTCAGCAGATAGAGCCTGGGTCATTTCTGACTCTAGGTCAAGACCATGCTGAGCGTTAAGGTCCTGCATTGCCTCGATTGTCCAACCAGCCTGCAACTTACGTGAACCGGCTTCAACAGCCTGGCTGACGATGTCTAGGGTTAGCTTACGACCACCGGAACCCTCTAGATAGCTGCCTGAACCACCGTAAAGTGAACCAGGATGGCTAATACCAAGAGCGTCTGGACCGTATGGACCATACTCTGATGTGTCACCAGCAGGTAGGCTTGATGGCCATGCACGTGTGCGGCCGTCACCAGCAATGGCAACAGCACCTGGGGTAACTAGGTCAGCCTGATCATGAGGCCACCAGCACCAGCAGGCTGCTCTACACCTGTGCTACCAGAATACCAACCACGGAGACCAGCTGGGGTGTTGCCCCAGATTTCATCACCAGCGTTGATTGGGGAGGTTAGACCGAATGGGTTAGCCTCACCAGCAGCGCGAGCAACTGTCTCTGCATAGCGATAACGTAGTGTGTAAACCAGACCAACTGGACCGGACATTGGCTGAACACCAACTAGCTCGGTAGCAATTGTGCCTGGGATGATACGACGGATCATGGGGATCAGAATCTTTCTGAAACCTGCGATGTCGTGTGCTTGTGTTGAACCTACAGATGCGTTCTCAGCAAGAAGGTAGTTCTTCTGGTTCTCTAGAATTGGGCCAACAACGGCCTGCTTCTGAGCAGATAGACCTTCGAGGAGGGCAGCCTTGGTCTCACTCCAATTTTGAAAAAGTTCTTCCATGGTTTTCTCCTAAATTAAAAATTGTAAAGTTACTTGATTCCTGCGAGGCGACGTAGATAGTCAAGCTTTGCCTGGCTCTCTGGTGTCTCCTTGGCACTCTCATTTAGTGCTTCCCCAGTGTCACCAGTTACGGCTACTGTGTTAGCAACTGTTTCCTGCTTCTTACCCTCAGCAAGTACTTTACCTTCCTTCTCTGAGCCGGCATCGTCGGCAGTTGTCTCACGGATCACACGACCAATAAAGGTCTTGTAAGCCTCCTCAAGATGGTCGGTATCGACATTCTTGAGAATTGCTTCCATGACGTCACGAGAACGACCTGATAGAGGCGAAAGAACCTCACCAAGCTTCTGCTCACGTACCATCTTGGAACGAATGCGCTCTGATTCCTCAAGAGCTTCTTCGGTGTCACGTAGGCGGGTCTCGAGCTCTGCAATAGAGTTCTTGATGCCGCTGTCGTCAACATAGTTCTTAATAAATTCCTGCTCAAATGCTTCGAATACACGACGGCCGAATTCCTTCTTGCGGACATCTTCTAGGTCCTCACGAAGTTCCTCAACCTCTGCTGCTAGACGAATCTCGAGGAATGTGTCAAGCTTCTCAACTAGGTCCTTGAGGTCCTTCTTGAGTTCTACTGACATTTCCTGCTTTGCTTCTACTAGCTTCTCTGCGTACTCGGCTTCGAGATCACGGAAACGCTCGATATCTTCCTTTAATTCTTCAATTTCATGATCAAGGAAGTCACCGACCTTCGTATCAATGGCTTCAATTAGATTATCTCTTTCCTGAATCCACTGCTCTGTAAGTTGGGCACGAACGTCAGCTGCTGCATCTTCTTTGGCAGCTGTAATTGCCTCGTCCAACTGTGCCTTGAAAGCATCTTCGAGTTCCTTCTTTGTATCTACTGAAAGAACTTCTGCTTCCAGAAGTTTCTGCAACAGCTTTTCCATAGTTTTCTCCTAACCGTTTAATGTTACTGTAAAA